TCCCGTTTCGTTAACTTGGCTTATGACCGAGTTAATCTGACTTAACAGCATCCCAGCGGCGGCTACCGATTCGATAACCACGACTAACTCGGTGGGTCAGGCCAAATCACATCTTCCCATGACGTGACGTGAGAATAATCACTAGGTAAATCGCGCAATCTTTGCCGATACATTTGCCACTCGCTGCGCTGTTCGGCAGTCAATGGGGAGTCAGGTACTTGTGTCCAGTCGCACCCTGCAAGAAATTCATTCCGCATTTCCCGTATAGCTAAACTCATGTTGACGGTGACTTCATCTGCAACTAGAACGCCGTCAACGACGCGATGATCGCCCTTCCCCGAAGGATGTCCGTCGATATACGCCTCGCCCTCTCGCAAATTGATTTCTACTTCAGAGTCGCTGTAAGTGCCAAAGACCCGCACCAATCCAGAAGCAGTGTTGTAAATTGCTTTCATGTGTTTTTTGCAATCCGAAAAACGCGGACAAACAAGTTTCCGAAACCGTTTTTATTAGTCGAGCTGTTGCTTACCCAAATCTTGTAGCCATAGAGCGTGATCCTGACGTATTTGTTCGCCGTAAGTGCGATGTCTCCATAATTAAACATAGTTGCCAAGATATGGAACTCACCGGAATACGAATTCGTAGTGAGGTGGTAGCGAGCTGTCCACGTGCTGTTGTTAAAACTGTCTTCTACCAAGCCGACAATGGCGCAAGCGCCACCTGAGTTGGCAGAACCTATCACTACTCCACCAAAATCTAGTTGATAATCGCCAGTCTCTTTAATTTTATTCTTGTGAATGGTCGTTTGTAGAAGCTGTGGCAACGTCGTCGGGCCACTGTAATACGGAGTGCTCGCAGTGAACTGAGCGAATGACGGATAATAGCTAACATACCCCGATACAAATGCGTCTGCTGCTGCTTTGTAAGCCAGATTAGCGAAATGTATCGTGCCTACCGCGTCGTCTGACAAGTTCTCAACTTTAATCCCGTTAGAGCCGTTGCTAGTAACTAACTGAAGTTGGTTGTTGCTGTTAACCGACATGTAGTTACTGTCGAGTTGTAGCTTCGACGCCTCGATGCTGTTGCCTTCGATACGATCAGAGCTTATAAAATCCGACGTTATTTTCTCTGCGCTCAGAGAACCAATCTTTGCAGAAGCAATTGACCCGTTCTTGATGAACGCATCAGCCATGTAAACGCCTGCGGGGACTGACTCACCGTTCAAAGTCGTAGCACTAGCCTGTACAACAAACGGTACAGTCGCAGGAGTGGTATTTGACCCGCCTCGCATAATCGCAAACCGATCAGCGTTGACGATAAACTCTGACGTAATGCCGCCAGCAGCGGTTGTAGAACTGGCTAAACCAAACCCAGCGACAGCGCCGTTGCTATCTATCTTTACGGTGTACTGACCTTCTAGGCCCGAAACGTCCGACGCAACCGCAGTAAATTTCTGCTCAACGGTGACGCCAGACCCGCCGATACTATTGAGTCGCGCCGTGATGGAATTGAAGTTTTGTGCTGCGCTTGTCGCGCTGCCCGCCGCAGACGTAGCGGAAGCTGATGCGTTTTGCGAAAACGTAGACGCGCTGCCTGCAGACGACGCCGCATTAGTTGCAGAAGTAGACGCCGCTGTAGCTGCAGTACCTGCTGCAGTTGCCTGCGTAGAAGCTGTCTGCGCAGAAGTAGCCGCCGCAGATGCACTTGATTGAGCAGCATTTTTTGCTGCGACCGCATCTGTTTCAGCCTGCTCCGCACCTGCTTGCGCAGTCTGTGCAGTGTCCCTCGCAGACTGCGCTGCTGTCCGCGCTGTTGTCGCAGCGCTACTCGCAGTACCGGCAGCCGTTGCAGATGTAGCTGCATTCGATGCACTAGTGTTTGCCGCTGTTGCTGAGTTACCCGCAGACGTCGCTGAGTTGGCTGCATTGGTTTCCGATGTCGCAGCATTTGCTTCAGCAGACTCTGCGTCGTTTTTAGCCGACACGGCGCTTGTCTCTGCACTTTCGGCATTTGCCTTAGCTGTCTGCGCAGCTATCCGGTCTGAATCGGCTGCTGATGCCGAAGACGCTGCTGCTGATTGCGAGGCACTAGCAGCTGTTGCGCTAGTCGCTGCTGCACTAGCAGAAGACGCAGCTCCGCTTTCCGCAGTTTCCGCATTGCCTTCTGCAGTTTCAGCGGCGAGCCTAGAATTTTGGGAAGCAGTAGCTGAAGAACCCGCCGCTGTAGCAAACGTCGCTGCATTTGTGGCGCTGGTCGCTGCTGCTGACGCTGAATTACCTGCCGCTGAGGCTGAGTTAGCTGCAGTAGTAGCTTCTTGAGAAGCAGTAGAAGCGCTGCCAGCTGCACCGGTTGCTGATGCGGAAGCAGCTGTTTGAGATGTTTCCGCCGCCGCTTGGGCAGTTTCCGCTGCAGTCTCTGCGGTCTCCGCGTTGCTTTGAGCAGTTTCTGCTGCAGCTTGGGCAAGCAGAGCATCCGCTTTAGCAGCTATTGCAGCACTCTCCGATTGCGCTGCAGCTGTAGCAGAAGCTGCTGCTGCAGTCGTACTACCGAATGTGCTATTTAGATTCGTAATACCTGTTTCAGCGCTACCTATTCGAGAAAGTAAGCTGCTACCGGAATAGCTAGAAACAAACCCGACGAACGACTCAAGGTTAGATATGTCCGTTGCTGAACCAGCTCCGTCAATCGCATCTGTCAAAGACTGAGCCAACTGACTGCTCGTTATAGAGTCAGTCAAAAGACCAAGGATATGAGTTACATCAATAGCTGTCTGACCGGATGTACCAGCAGCAGCGTTAAACGGGCCAGCTATACCCTGCGTGTTTACATGCCGAACCCAATAATAGCGAGTCTGACCGGAACCTACAGGGTCAATAAAGACCCTGCCCGTCTGTATGCCCAGCAAAGTAGCATCGCCAATCACATCAGACGTGTGTACATGCACTTCGGTGTGAGAATGGTTGGAATAGGCGGGGAAATTCCAACGAAGATGTATCTGTGAAAAAGCGCCATCGACCGTAAACCCAGTTGGGGCTGGCGGTACAGCTAGGTCTGTAAGAAACTGTCCAGATGGCCCAAAACCAGCATTACCGCTTCGGTTTGGGTCAAATGGTGTCATAGTTAGCTCTGTAGCTAGACCGCTATCAATTAACTCGCGAAGGGTCACCGCCCTGTCTCTTGGGTCGCCGCGACGGCCTAATCGAATTGTCACTGCTTGTGACAAAGTCTCAAGATACCTACGCATCTCAGGCGAAGCATCTGCGGGCACCTTAGGCATTGAAGGTACTTGCGTAGGCGTATTTGTGCGCGTGTTACTGTTAGCTGTCACGGATTTCATCCATACTTTGTGCCAAACAAATCTCGTTGATTGTCACGGCTCCAGAAACTTCCACCTCCCACTCCGTGGCGACAGTAGCAGGCAGCCTCATAATTGGTTCGCGTAACGTGCCACTCCCGATACCACTAGGAACGGTTGTCGCTTGCGTGTAGACACCGGAAGATTCGGACAGTTGATAGTGAGCCACTAACGCCCCATCTCCGTACACCTTGACCGTAACTGGGTAACCTTCGGCGTGTACGGATACCCAAGCCATGCTTACAGGGCTAGGTGTCGTGTACTTTTTAGTCTTAAACGTAAGAGTCTTGCTCGCTGATCCGCCTCGGTACTTGCGAATCTTATTGCCTTCTATGATGTACAGTTGCCCAGACTTAGGGTCTTCGAAACCGCCGCGTATCTCGTTGGATACAGTTACTGTGGCGAACGCAGCTTCATTAGCGCGAGGGTCATAAACCCAGCCACCAATGGTGCTTCCATCTTTGTAGAACGCTACATACGTACCTTCATGGCGAAACGCTCGTATCAACGTGGGGTAAAAATCAGTGCTCCACTGATCAACTGATATAAGACCTCTTGATACTACCTCGCCTGAGCTACCTGACACCGCTACCAACCCGTCAGGTGCGGCATACAAAACGTATTCGCCCATGTCGACGACGCTGTTTTTGTTCACACAAGCCTGCGCCAAATCAACTCGGATCGGAGTCAACGCTGCGGGATCGGTGCCTGTTATAAAATACGGCGTACCGTTTGTAAGCGCGACAACGCCGTTACCCGTTGCGGCGATATCAACGATATCGTCTTCGAGCGTAATCCTGTACTGAATCGGCCAAGCATGAGGTAGAAACGGCTCGCTAAGACAAAACCGTTTTCCAGAAAAACCAGCCATGACCCCATTACCTACAGCTGTTAAGCCAAGCATTGGCCCGTCAGGGTAAAGAGATGTGTCGTCATCTGGTGGGCCGATCCACGTACCACTTGGTAATACTTCCGCTAAAGATGTAGACGCCACGGAGTCCTGATAAGACGTAGTCGTAAATGGGACTTCGACGACAAACTGAAAATCAGTA